TAATACATCTTCAAAAAATATCTCAGCAGTCTGAGGACGTGCTATGTATTCTAAGAAGAACTCATTGACAGGAGCCTCATCCATATGATACTTAGTCATGCCATGAAGTGATCCATTAGAACCACGCCCATCTACAACGGCCGAGATATCATAAGAGTCACAACCAAAAGAACCTATGTGTTCATTTCCCGGATGTTTAATTCCATTACGAACGTGTGTATTATTTTGAAGATTCTTATTAGGCATCCAACTAACTAAGAAGCGGCCGTTTTTATCAGGACTGAATATAACTTTGGTATCCTTAATACCATCTTGCCACATAAATGACCCACGAGTTATCACGTGTTCTTTAATAAGCGTATCATTATAATCAATCTGCTGATAGATTTTGGTAAGATTAAACAAAGACTGCTTGCTTTCATCACGAAAGGCATGAGATTCTGTGCGTGGATACTGTCTATAAAATTCATTTAACCCATCAGCATCATTCTTTAATCCCTCTACCTCCGCCTCCCAAAAGTCAATAGCTCCATTGGTAATCCATCCGCCGTCTACTCCTCTTACTTTACTCTCGGGCTTGCGAAACACAGGCATGCCATGGATATCAATGAACCCTTCCATGTTCCACTCCATAGGAATAAACAAAGCATATAGCCCACTCTTAGTCTGACCGTTAGCATTGCGTGTAGACATACGAGAGTCCTCGTAGATATCTTTGAAGTTCTGACCACCCTTAGCTAATGCGTTAGAAGTAGAACCCATCATACACTTACCAATAATCTTACTACCCAAACGAAGACACGTCTTTGTTACACGCCAATTCTCCTTGATATTATTAGGCTTAGTCCATTTACCACTCTCGTCATGAACAAGTAACTTTAGCTTCTCTCCGTCATAGGAGTTGTCTTCTGTATTCTTCCAATCTATTGTAGTGTCAAGTCCTTCGACTATCTCTTCAACAGCATTAAACATATTCTTCTTCGTAATCTTCGAAGCAGGAACGCGATACGCCAATTCAGTCTTTGGCTTATCCATTCCATCCATAATAGGTTTAAAGAAAAAAGGAAGACGGCTGTTAATAGGAACAACCTTATCAGTAAACATTTTTTTAGCATCGGCTCCCGTCTTTGATAATATCCCAACCCTTGCATCTTTAACAAGAGTTCCTACATTGATACACTCAGATGATGACATGAAGGAAAATCCTGAACGACGTATCTTTAGGTAATCCATACCAAAGCATCTGTTGTCTGCTCTGCACGCTTCCCAAAAGATCCAAAAGATTCTATTCGCCTCACGGAAATCGGGATAGCCTATATCGATACTCGCCCACTGAAGATACATCCAATGTGACCCCGTCATGTATGTAGCCACACCATTATTCATGAACCAATACCCTTCTTCACGATAGTCAAACTGCTTTTCAATATAATCTACCCAACGATTTTTAAAGTCAGTTGGCATTTCATTCCATTGAAAAATAGTTTGTATCTTTGAAAGTGGTTTAGGTAGTTCTTCTCTCTCCCAATACTGATCTTCCTTAGCTTCTCGTCTCTTATTACATTCATCAGGCTTTGCAGGTAAGGCTATGTTTAATCCTGAGATGCTTAATATTTGACCGATAGTCCCATTCCTTGATATAACGACCATGTCATAGTCGCTATCATACCCATATTCCCAAGCTGCTTTTGCATTTTTTTTTGCAATAGTTTTAGCCGGGATATATTTCTCGAGTACTCTATAAAGATTATTTTGATCGTCTTTCTGCAAATCCTTGTTTTGTATCAACTTTACTTGGACCATTCTCAATAGCATCAAGAGATTCTTTTTCTAACTCTATCCTATTGAGTATCTCGAACGCATCAAAGATAGCTATTTTTTTTGTAGCCGCTGCGTTTTTTAATCTGTCAGCAGCCAACTCAGTCACCTCTCCATCGGCATCGACATTTTTATGTACAATCTTTTCTTCAGCCACTTCGATGAGATGCTGAACAGCTTTATATCCTGACTCAATAATCTTTAGCTTTAACTCTCTTGTATTGTTTATCATAGCTTTACAGTAATCTGATGGTCATACATGCGATATAACTTCTCTCCATCTACATTAAACTCATACTCACTATCAGGTGAAAAGACTACAGTGTCTCCCGCATTGACTCCCTGAGATTTTAAATACTCATTAGGATACTTCATGATACCCATCAGTGGTTCTTCTGAGAATGGCTTATCAATATAATACTCAATAGATGGCATTGGTTTTACAAAGCAATACTTGTCGTAAGCATACCACTCATCTTCTTTCTTATATAAAAAGAATTGATCGTTATCAATTAGAAAAACATCTTCTTTGAAAAAACTCTTACCGCTTTTTCTCCTTCCTCTCATGTCGTTATAGAACTTAAAGACATTATGATGAACAAGTAATGTATCGCCCGGAGCAATTGGTCCGGTATACCATAGAGGGGTTTCAATAACAACAGCCTGACGATTAGAGAACTTATGATCCTCTTCTGAGGTGTTTACAATAAACTCTATTCCTGCTATTTCTTTTGTATTGTTATATCTCTTTCCTTCTAATGGTTTTGTTATAAAACAAAACGGAGATTTCATTTAGTAGTTGATATTAAATTCGATTGAAGTGGGGATGGTGGAGTTAAACTCCTTCCACAGGAGAACCTCCTCCTTGTTGTTGATTATATAAATCTTGATAGAGTCTTTCTTTTCGTCGTACTTAATACAGTTTATCTCATAGCTATCACCAAGGACTTTCTGTCCTACGATGTAATGCATTGCACCACCTTTATAGTCAGGTCCTATTGATATCTTACGAATGTCCATTAAACCTGATTGACTGTAAGAATAATGCTTGGGGTAGCAGGATGAACTCCGTTAGCAGCTTCAGTAACCATTGTGATATTGGTAGAGGTGGCAGTCCACATCAATTGAATATAGTCACCTGCGTTGAGCGAAACAAAATAATTCCAAGCGGCCATAACATAAGTGTTATTGCTTTGCAACTGAACCTTTCCATTTGTGTCAGCAATATTTGCAGCAGCTGTTGATCCGTTCTTACGCAACCAAAAATCTACTACCTGTGAACTTCCTGCTGAGTTAGCCAACTGAGCTGAAAATAATATGTTATACACGCCTGCATTAGCTACAGTAATTCTTGTTAAGTTTGCTCCATCACTTACAATAGACACTCCATTAGTAGCGGAAGTGTCTGTTGTTCTCAATATCACAGGGACACCTACGTTAGCACCTCCCGTTAATGTTTGGGTGATAATGTCGTAAAACGAACCTTTGTAAAACGAAGATGAAATAACATCAGGCACTAATGAAAGCACATCACCTACAGTAAAGTTCTTTGTAGCGTTATTGTTAGTAGTCTCTGTGCCGATAAGTTTATCGGTAAGTTCTACAGGACTTGCTGAGGTGTATGTACTAATTTTAGCCATAGTTATTCTTTCGTTTGTTTGCTGATCTCCCCTGTCTGTATATTGATGACAGCGTCAGCACCGTATTTAGTTATTAATTTCTTCTCGTTCTCCGCAGAGACCTTTCTGATCGCATCGATATCGTTAAGGACATCATGCTTTCTCAACTCTAAATCACCAAGAGCGTTCTTAGCGTTAGTGTAGTCTTTGCTCATTGATTGGAGTAATTCTAACTCCTCTTTTAAAAGTACTGTTGCTTTCATTTGATTAGATTTATTTTTACAAATATAGTTAATTTATATTCTTCTTCATCGCACTACCAAAATAATAACCGAAGATAGAAAGGACCACGCCCTCAGAGATTCCTATAAGGTGAATCCATATCTCTTTGTTGCTGTCAGGTATCTGAAGAAAGGCTATGGCGTATACGATAAAGCAGAACACCGCAAGACCAATAAGCCCCGTCAGGGTGAACATAAAGTCACTGCTTCCCAACTTAGACATCTCTACCTCACGAATACGGGCTGAGTCCCTATCCTTCACCTCTGCTTCATACATCTGATTAAGGTCAAGATTTACAATCTCTTTCTCCTCGGGAGTAAACTTGTCTGACATCTGAACAAGGTTCTTAACTATTCCAAGTACTCCCGCATCGGGAAGCAGGTCACCAACAGTGTCGAGTATCTCAGGTGCTTTGTCTTTAATGAAGACACCTACCTTAGTCTCTTTGAATTTTTTTCTGTCCTTACGTTTAAACCTCGAAAGGAATGTATTTTGTTCTTCCATTTGATTTGATTGCTTTTAGTGCATTTTTACGGTTACCCTTAGTAGAGAATGATACGTGAATCCAATCGGGCTGCTTATCATTTCCAAACTCCCAAATGATTTGGTCGTAGTCAAGGTTCTCTCTAATCCAATGAAACGCCTCAGCACACTTCTCCTTGAGGTCAATGTCAACTGCCTGACCAAACTTATGCTGACTTGATTTGGCTCCGCCTATGAGGCTGTTTAGCACCTCAGAGCGATATCCTGAACTAATCTTGATTGGACCACCGATATGAGCACGCAAAGGCTCAAGTATCTTCTCGCATAGAGCTGTAAGGTTTCTTACAGTTTGAGCATTGGGTGTATTGTCAATGCCCTTCTTGATAGCCGTTGGGCTAAAGGTCATCTCTGCTAAAGTAAAGTGTTGTGATAAGTTCATCGTCCTTGACCCTTATATTTTTTCGTATAGTTCTTGCTTGACTTCAATTTTGAAGTCAAAGTCTTAGCATGAACGCCCGGTCTTGATACTTTGTTCTTAACGAGCTTAGTTGGACTGCTTTGAATCTTTGCCATTGTTATTCATTTTTCTCATGTAGTATGCAATAGCAAATAATCCTGTGACGATTGCTATCAGTCCTGACATGGCTGAGATGATTGGTTGAAACTCAGTAGCCTTAGCAGCTACAGCTGTTACCACTGATGTTGACGCTCCTGCTGCCGCTATAGTATCCTGTATCTCTTGAGGCGTTTTCATATAGATTAATTTTCAGAAGGTACTATCTCAACCAACTCATTTATTTTAGATAGTGCTTGTAATATACTAGAAGCATCAGATAATGAGTATACTCCTTTCATATTAGCAGCATTCAATGCCTGCTCAATAATCTGTAAAGCTTGTTCTTTGGTCATTATATTACCGCTTCAATTTGTTCTTTTTCTTCAGGTGTAAGCTCAGCTACAAACCAATCCTTAGCAAGCATAGCATTAAGATGCTGCACATTACGGTCTAATGTATCTAAATCTTCTTGACTTTTTTCTACTAAAGCATTAATCTTATTGATAAGATTCACACTGTCAAAAGCAGCATTTACGCTTGCTCTTGCTTGTTCTTGTGTTAATTCTCCCATTTTTATATTTATTAAATTATGCTAATAAAATCTTTTGTGCTACTCCGTTAATTATTACCGACCATGTTTTTGTCATTGCAAGTGTTTCAGTTGTTACTGCCCCTGCTGTATATGCTGACGAACCTACAACAAATTGGTTATTTGCTGTTGCTGTTGCACTACGTCCAATTATTATAGATGAAGAAAAATTTCCTGTATTGGTATCAGTACCAATTACTATATTACTTGCACCTGTTGTATGTGTTGAACCTGAACTACTTCCTATAAATACATTTGCTGCTCCTGTTGTATTAGTAAAACCTGCATAATATCCAAGAGCTGTATTATCATCTGCTGTTGTACTTGAAGATAATGCAGCTTGTCCTACTGAGGTATTTTTTGCACCTATTGTATTTGTAATTAAAGCTTGATTTCCAACGGCTGTATTATTCAATCCCGTTGTATTAGCTTGCAATGCCTGATTACCAAAAGCTGTATTTGCAGTGCCTGTGGTATTAAATCTTAATGCAGCGTTTCCAACCGCAGTAATTCCTTGAGCGATATTATTATTCAATGCATAAGCACCAACAGCTACATTATTTGATGTAGTGTTATTAAAGTATAATGCTTCTCTGCCAATTGCAACATTTCCTCCTCCTGAAGTATTTGTAAATAAGGAGAAATATCCTAATGCAGTATTAAAAGATCCTGAAGTATTTGAAAATAATGATCTATATCCTATTGCGGTACTTCCACCAAAAGTAGATGTGTTACTTTTTAATGCACCATCTCCAAAAGATGTATTACTTGCAACGTTTCCCTGACCGTTATTCCAAATAGTTAAATCGGTTGCGTTAGTTTCTACCCAAGCAGGAAGTCCAACAACTAAATTTCCGCTTCCAAGAAGTGAACTTCCGTTGATAGTCACGATGTTAGTTCCACTAACTAATGTTGGTTGAACTGCTAAATTACCACTACCTAAAAGAGTGGTACTATTGACCGTCTTAATGTTAGTACCGCTAACTAACGCTTCTTGCTTGTTGTTGAAAGTAGTCCAATTCGCTGAACTCAATACTCCTCTATTAGCTGCTGATGCAGTAGGTACGTTAAGTGTTATTACAGGTGTTGTTGTTCCATTTGCAACGGTTGAACTTAAATCAGTACCTGTTGTTCCTAACGTCAATGCTGCTACGCTTGTAACAGTACCACCGCTTGACGGTGCTGAATTAGTAACGGTGAAAGTTGGGTAAGTACCCGTTATGCCTATTCCCGTTCCTGCTGTTAATGTTACTACTTTATCAGGGTCTGTATTCGTTATTGTTACAGCGGTAGTTGTCCTGATAATGAAATTCCTGTTC